GTGAGGTTTCAGCCGTTTTGGCCGTCTGAAAAACTATGCGCTGTGAAAAGTCCGAATCAGAAAAAGTTGAACCCGTCTCAAAATCAATAGAAGCCGTATATCTTTCTGCGCCATCACGGTATGGAACAGAAATAACACTATAAATAGATTCATTTGTTCCTATGTCTGTTTTCGCAGCAAAAGTATTTCCATACTTAAAGGCAAGCATCTTGTTGGCGTAAGCATTACTATCAGTTGCTAATTGCATTTGATATTGATTATCTCTACTACTACCATCCTCATCAGAATTCAAAAGAACAAAGGTTAAATTATTCTCAGTACCAGAAGCATCAACTATAAATCTTCCGTCAACTTCAAGTCCATTTGCGTATGTTGGATTATGACTTAATGATACATCATCTGCCGCTCCGAAGTAGAAGGGCTTATCATAAGGGAAAGAAAGATATTCGCTTCCAGCAGTCATATTGCCTTTAATCAAATTGCCTATGTTAAGCTGGTAGTTTCCGGTAGCGGAGGGAGCGTCTACATCATAACCCAATATTATATTATATTGTCCGGTGGTAATCTCATACCCGGCATTAGAGCCAATTAAAGTATTATAGCTTCCTGTTGCTTTGTATCCCGCACCATAACCAACCATTACGCTGTCTCTGACAGCTCCCGCTGAAGCAACTCCGTTGCCATAGCCAGAAAATGCTCCGATAAAAACATTATAGCTGGACGTAGTAACATAGCCAGCGGCATAGCCATTAGCGACATTGGAAGAGCCAGCCGCCCCGCCCAAAGCGTTTCTGCCAATAGCAGTATTGTTGGAACCAGAGACGACAGAAATAGCCGTACTTGAACCCACAAAAGTATTGGAGCCCCCCGAAGTCAGCCCTGTGCCGGTGTTATGCCCGATTAAAACATTCTGGCTACCGGAAGTCAAAGAATCTCCTGCGTAAGTCCCTATGATGACATGCTGGGCATTGGAGAGATTAGCGCTCAAAGAACCCACGCCAATAGTTATCAACCTCTCGTCAATATTCATTACTGAACTTCCGTCTTTCAGTAACAATGCGTTAGTTATATTAGGTCTCCAATAACCCGCTCCTGAATACCCTGTCAAATCAGCATCAGCTGTATTGTCTATATATTCAGTGGTGGTATTATCGTTAATGGTTGTCAGAAGATAATCTAGCCAATAACCGGCGCCCGCCTTTGTCCTGTAAATCTTTCTGCCGGTTACCCTGTAATCACTGCTCGTGGGGACAGTTAATCTTACTTTTCCGTGGGCGGCGTCGGTGGTTACTTCTACTCTTGGGGCTGAAGAATCAACAGAAGTTTCTCCACGGTCAGTAACATAGCTGACATAATACCTGTGAACTCCGGCATCAACATTGCCCGCTTCTTCTATCAATTCAGTTGTAAGTTTGTCCGGCTGCTCCACAAAAATAAAGTCCATTCCATAGTCGGTTGTGTATTTGCCTTCGCTGTCAATTGAGGCAACTTCGTTCGTCCCGTCATTTATAGCCAACTGCCCGAATGTTGCTGTTCCTGTGGTGATAAAATCGTTGCTTTCCAAATCAATATTCCCCCCACTAAACACAAAATCCCCAGCAGTAATAGTATGGACAGCTCTGGTGCCGTCCCACTGTATTGAGTAATCATCTCCAGCTCCGAAGTAGAGCTTCTTGCTGTCAGTTGTTATTCCTACATCTCCGCCTGATATTTCCAGTTTGTGAGCTGGATTATTAGTCCCTATCCCCACATTCCCATCACTACCTTGCACGAATAATGCATTAGCGGCACTTACTCCCTCTACTCGGAAGTCTACGTCTGCACCTGCGTCATTAACTACCACTTCCCCTACCGCAGTAAGGTTCATCTTCCCGATAGTCTGCTTTATCTCAACGTCATTCATCGCCTGCGTAATACTGAATGTCGGGTCAGAGGCTACGGCACCTTGTATCATCTTGAAGACACCACCGTTGACGGTAGCACTGCCTAACTGGAATAGGGGAAGGTCGGTTCCGATATACTCGTTCCCAGCAGTCGTATCAGAGTTGATTACTAAGGCAGAAGCACAGCTCTTGGTCCTGAATGTATAATCAAGCGTCCTAGAACTACTGTTTATGATAAAACCAGTAACAGAACTCCCAAAATCGAGTACCGTATTAGCTGTTGGATAGACTCCCAAGGACATGGCTATATTGTCACTATCACCGACTGAAAGCCTTAGTAACGAACCCCGCGTTCCCTTGCCTCGTATCCTGACATTACTCTGGGTATTGGTTGATTCATCAGTGCTAAGGTAGAGGTCGCCATCACTCCACTTCATGTACGCATCTGTGCCATCGTGGGTAATCGCAGTAGTGTCGCCAGTAGTGTCAGTTGCTATCAGTCCACCGCTCAATATACTGTTTAGCCCTAAATTTACAGCACCAGTAGCACCTGTGTATGGAACAAACCCATACACAGGGTCACTTAAACTAACCCAGCCATAATTTTTCCTACCATATATAATAGCATCAGCAGGTGCTTCACCTAAAAATTGGTCATTTATTATCGGCATTAAACCTCCTTAGGCCTCTCTCTTATAACGTCCTTCCAAACAATTCTTTCAGCCTGAGTTGTAACCCACTTTAACTTAGGTACCTCAATCTCCTTCTCCACTAACTTATAATTACTCACACTATCCAACTGCGCTTTTAATTTAGGTATTTCCTCCACCAACCCCCTAACAAGTCCAATAAGTTCTTTAACTGATGCTATATCTTCCACCGAGGTAACTACATATTTCTTTTCCTCAATTATTGGCTTCTCATACTTAACCACACTTACCACAGGCTTCTCATATTCCTTCTCAACTATCTTTGGCTTCTCACATTCAACTTCCTTAGGAACATATTTAATAGTTTCTTTCTCAGTTACATTATACCTAGTAGTATTTTCTTCCTTAGGAATATACTTAACAGTTTCTTTTTCAATTAATACTGGCTTTTCATATTCAACATCCTTAGGAACATATCTTAATTCAGGGATATCAATAACCTTAACCCTTTCAATAATTTTAACATCTTCAACAACTAATACTGATTTTAATTTTTCTTGCTGAGGTTTATATGCCTGACCTTCTCCACCACCACTTACATTCTGACCCATCACTCGCCCCCTTACGTTGTTTTCTTAATCCCTACAAACTCGATAGTAAGGTATATATCCATGGCCACTCCAGCCACGTTGGTATAAGTAAATACTAAGCATTCACCTTTATTAAGCAACTCTGCCGCGGGGAAGTCTAAATTGGTTGTTGCCCTAGCCCCTGTATTATAAACCCCTTCCATTAATATTGCTAATAATTCCCCAGCACCAAGTAAGTCATCAAAATGTTCAATCTTCATGGTATCTCCAGCCCCGTATGCACTTGGGGTTATGGATATACTATTAACCGCTGCGCCTGTGGGGGTAGTAATAACAACAGTGTAATCCCCAGCACCCGCGCCTACTACACACTTCTCGCCTTTATAATAACTACCACCTATTTTTATCCGTTTCGCCAGTGCCATCCTACACCCCTTTTATTTAGATACTGCAAAAAATAAAGTACACACCCCAGTTCCCGAACAAGTCGCATTCAACCCAGCTTGTAATGCGATTGGTACTGTGGGCGCGAAAGCAACTGTGTCCAAGTTAGCCGTGGACTTGAGTACTAGAAAAGTTCCAGTACCTGCTTTAATAGTAAGAGTACCAATCCCACCCCCAATGGCTGCTCCAAGAAAATGCGAGTTTGCCGTACTTGCCACTAATGTTGCGCCTGCAGAATTCGTACTCACAAACGTTCCTGCTGATATCATAACCCACCTCCATTTGTATTTTCAATATTTGAACTTATGAACTAGTCTGGATAACTTGATAATGGGTCACTAGGATTTGAAAAAGGGTCGAGCCAAGGTTCTCCACTTGAGTACGTGGGGTCGCCCCTAAATGGTTCAGCCTCAGGTTCCCAGTCTAGGCTTCTAAGTACCTTAATACAATCACTAAGTATACCAGTAAACCTTTCATACCACAACTTGGCATCCGCATATTCTTCCATAGCCAAGTACCCCTCAAGTATACCCCCAGCAATTAGGAGTTCATCCTTATTCTCATAATCACTTACCTGACTACCAGAAGCAAGTACTTGTGGCCACTGCGCATATCTTATACTAAGGGAGTAATTATCATCAGGGATTTTAAAGAATTCTAAGTTATTACCATCCCTTACATAAATACGTGGTCTTGCCGTGGAATACTGCTCAGGCCTTGGATACTTCTTATCATATTTTCTATAATGCCACCTCTCAAGTTTCCACGAGTTAGCCGAATCAATAAGGCGAATACTCCTTATATCCTTCAATCTTACAAGCCCAAGGTCGCTAAATGAATACCTCTTCTTACTTGTAGCTAAGGTAGAAGCGGTATTGAGGACATTAAGCTCATCAAAGTCAAATGCCTTAGCCACCCTTCTCTGCGCCCAGTTTAAGTAATTAACTACCCTGTCCTCTAAATTCGCCCCTGATACAGAAACAGAAGCCCGAGCTTTACCAAGGGTATCACATATTTCAGTTACCATCTGGTCTCTTGTCATTACCAGCCCCCTTTATACTTTCCCATGTTTCATGCGCAGCTTTAAACCTTCTTTGCATATGTGGTTTTCCTGGCCTCAACACCCTATCTGAAAACATAGCTGTTATCTCATCTACATCCCCACGTTCAAACGCCCCTTGTATATGTTTCCTATGCCCAGCACCAATGTCATATATTTCATCATCAACTAATATATTCCCCATGAAATCTATTTGTGAAGCAGCACTATCTTTCGCGCCTTCCTTCTTTAGATACTTCTGATAAGCTTCTAGCATCCCATCACCCATCTGAAACAAACCGCGCCCTTTACCACCGCCTATTTGCTTCTGCCTGTAATCATAAGTACCACCAGTCTCCACGTCAATATTACCTAAGATACCAGCAGCTACCGCAGGAGAAGTTCGCTCAAGTAATAATGCGAGTATCTCTTCCTTAGGATGCTTCTTAAGTTCCTCAGTATATTGACTAGGCATTAATCTGCACCCATGTTCCACTTCCAGCTGTCGCAGTGCAAAGAAACCAATCTCCTGCACTTGAATCAAGAACCATCTGTCCAAGTTTATAAGACTTAGCTCCCAACCCTGTTCCCGTAGCCGTTACACATAAGGTATTCATAAAATCAGCACGACCATTAAATACCTTGTTTACTAAGTTTCTCCTCAACCCAACGTTACTTGGCATGTTAACCTCCTACTTTTGTTATTGGTTTAGCAATCCCCGTTCCACTTTGTTCATAGAATATTTTATTCTCACTCATCTTCTTCTTAAACTCTTCCTCAGCCTGCTTCAATTTAAGTGCCATATACATTTCATGTCGTCTCATTTCATCCTGCGTCAAATTAATTATATTAGGACCTGATGCAAGTTGCTGTTCTATAGTACCAATTTGTCTCCATAAGTGAACAGTCTCCGCCTTAATTCCCCTATGATTAAGCAACACACCGAAGTGAGCATATGGTTTAATCCCTTGTTCCATAATACTATCCATAAACCAGGAATCCGTAGGAGCTTGGGTATCACATTTAAACCATGGTTTCTTTACCTTCTTAAATACATCAGTTTTAATAAGGGTAAAACAAAAAGGTATTAAATCTACTTCTTGTATACCTGTCCTTTGTTCAGGTGGTACTTCATACAACCGAGCAGGACCTTCTTGTATAGGCATATCCGCCACCTTAACATTCGGGTCATATCTTCTGAATGCGCACATGGAATATGGGAAACCAGAGGTGTGCATAATTCCGCTTATTACATCCTTATCCGCATCAATTAACTTAATTAAATCCTCAGCCTTAATATCATATATGTCGTCATCCATAAGCAGTAAGTGTGTACAACCTGCGTCTATCGCCTTCTGTGCTAACGATTCCTCCGCCATATGTACGGGCTTCCTATATTCAAATTCAAAGCCCACGTGGAACTTCCTACCCTTATGTTGATATGTCATTATATCAGTCCAAAATTTCAAGAAGCTTGTAGCAAACTCGTGTGTCCACGTTAGTATCGGAACACCAATTAATATCTTAGGTATAACTTCTTCCTTAACCTCTACCTTAACTTTCGCCTTCTTGCATTTAACTTTAGCCATTTCATTCTCCTTCATTTTTAAGTTTCATGGGGGGCAAGCAACTCGCCCACCCCCCACGTGCGGACACCGGACACTACGGCGCAATTTCTAGGAACACCATTCCGTATTCACTATTACTAAGAACCTGGAGTGAATGCCCTATTATCTGTTGCTGTGCACTAGAACCAGCAGCAGCTAATACCCCAACCTGACCCGTTGCGGTAGGCGAAACATTATCACCAGCAGGTACAGTAGAGGCCTTAACATTACAAGGTCCCCAAGTCTGTAACCAGAAGTAATCGTTAGTTGTAACTGCTATCGGAGCAACACCAACCGCTGGTGCAGTTCCGTTTGTGCATACAGTTAAATCTGTATGTACATTTTTCATCAACGTGTACTCATCAGTAACGTCAATTGCCTTAACAAGCGGGTCATATAAATATAATGTCCCCGTAGTTGTTTTCGCTATAGCTGCATGGGACTTAACCCTATACATCAGGCCTAAGTTAGCCGCAGTACCACTCTGAGAAATTATATATCCCTCAGCGTAGTCATTAGCTCCAATGGCAGTTGCAGCATACCACGTGAACATTTTAGCACCCGCTGGCTGAACGCCACCAGCAGTAACACTATCAAGTGCTGCGGTAGCAGATTGCTGAAGTACAGCACCAGCACCAACCGCACCACCAGCTTTTGCATACCTAAACACCCTATCCCCAACAACTTTTCTCGAACCTAAATCTGTAAGGGGCACAGAAGAAGTTTCGTATATTGACTGTCCACCTTGAGGAACAGCAACCTGGTCACCACGCCAGTTCTGCTTACCTTCAGGCGCAACGTTTCCTTGCATAAAACTATTTATATCAGCCATCACTACCTCCTTAGGTTTATTGGCTACCTTAGCCTCATTGGCTTGAGACTCGGGGGCTTACGCAGCCTGACCTGTAAGTACCCCATGGCACCTACGTTTATCAACAAAGGTCTGACCTCTCTGCACTAACTGTGTAACTACGTCCTCATACTGGTTAGGTATGTTCTTCCAAGGACCCATAACCATATTAACCGCAGGGTCTACTATAAACCCATAATGGTCTCTGTCTATGAAGTATGTATATCCCGTAGTACACTTAGGACTCCATACCCATATCCTACCCTTGAAAGTAATGTGGTCAAGACCAAGGTCAACTGCTTCCTTATTAACCACACGTACCCTCTCTAGAGCCTCAGCCTCACCAAGTTCATAAGTGGTCTGGTCGCTTATCAGAAGTCCTATCTTACCCCACCTCTGACAAGTGTTCATGAAATTAGTCATATCACTTTCTCCATAAACTGAGAACGCACCTGAGCTTGTTTTTTGCTGGTTTCTCCAGTAGTAATTACCATCCGTATCAACCGCAGTACTCTGGTTAATACCATGTATCGAAACGTTTGCAGTTGGGTCAGCCTGGATTAAATAAGCAAGTCCATTATAATCCAAAACTCCTGGCCCACCAGTATTCGCCCACAGCGCATCTTCCAACTTCTCATTCAAGGTATCACGAACGGTGTCTATCTTCGCGTTCATCATCTTAATATGAGCAGTCTTCGAACCACCATTGGCCTTATCATCAACCCAGTACCTTACAATCTGGTCACCAAGGTTCTTCCAATCATCGTACGCAACCGTGAGTGGGTCGAAATCCGAGATAGTAAAAGTCGCACCTTTGGCAAAGAACTTAGCCGTGGTGGGCTTAGCAACACGAAGGGGTATTTCAACCCTCCTGCCGTCAGTACTCTCAAACTTCATCATACCCTTATTCTTCATGGTCTGAATCAGTTTGTTATCCTCGAATATCTGGTCAACTACACCTGCACGCCTTTTCTGCCAAGTCGTGGTATATAGTGTATTAAGATATTCAGTTATTGTAGACACTTGTCACCTCCATATATTTTAAGCAGAAGGCATGGGGCCTAACTCTTTCTCGATTTCATCAAACGCCTCACTAGCAGCTTCTTCAGCAGAGTACTTTTTACCACTATCAAAACTTCTACTCGCGCCACCTGGTTTTTCATTGGAAGCTTTTCTTGACTTAGCCTTAGCTTCATCAGAAGGTTCTGTATGAATTCTTTTAACGTGTTCCTTAGATTTCTCATACAACTCAGCCAAGGATAAATCTTTATTCTTCGGGTCAAGGGATAGGCCATACATAATCGGCCTATATGTTGAGAAGTCCTCATGCGTTGCTGCAAACCTTCTAACCTCAAGCTTTACATTTTCCTTGTCCTTACTACTAAAGGTTTGTTCCAAAGAACTAACCGCGTTCTTCATTTCATCTTTAATATGCTTAACAAGTTCCGCCTTAGACATCTTCTCAAAATCAACACCCTCACTCGCACTCTCCTTACCCTTACCTGTATCAACTTCCTTCTTCTCTTCCTTCCCAGATGCGCCAGTATCTTTAGCATTTATGAAGTCAATGTAATCTTGAGACATTACTTCCAACCTCATATCATCTAACTTTGATATGGCATCATTATACTTCTCCTGAAGTGATATGAAATCTTCTTTACTTACCCCACTTCCTTCACCCTTATCGCCAGAGCCTGCACCATCGCCTTCATTACCGTCATTCCAACGCACGCGGTTGAAACCCAGTAACTTTACACCATCTTTAAACTCATTTGCTTGCTTGAACTTCATCACTTTCCTCCTTCTTGTTTTCCCCTCTCGCAGGGTGTGTGTTCTTACATCGCCGAATACGATACGCCTTTGCAACTGAGTCCATGGCCTTTCTAATTAACATACCATTCCAAAACCCAGTGAATTCCACCGTGGGTTTGGCGCCAGCAATCATTGTAATAAGTATCGTTTTCTCCTCATTCATTCTTTCCTCATACGAGCCACTTAATTGGTCTTTTAATAATTTAGCAGTCAATGTTCCTTCCATCACTTCCCCCTTCTCTGGTACTCGTCTTTAATGGCGAGCCCACGTTTTTCCAGTTCGCGTCTGAATTCCTCTTTGTTTCTAGTATGTACTGGTTTCGCGTCAATACCGAAATGCCAACCTTCATATCCTTTATTAGCATTCTTCCTCTCAATTCTCCGCTCCCTTAACTCCCGTTCCTTCTTGTTATCACTTAGGTACTTATCATATTCATAATTGTCTAACCCACGCTTGCTCATTCCATTCCCCCTTCTCCACCTTGTTCAGCAAGTTGTGGAAACTGACTCTGACCTCCGCCCCCGCCAGCTCCCATCTTACGCATAAAATCATGGAACATCATAGCTTTCTCTGGACTCCTTCCTTCTCCCTCACTCTGGGGAAATAACATTTTATGGTCAACCCACTCAAATTGGCGAGACCACTGTTCAACTAAATACCTCATATCAATACCAGGAACTTTCCCAGCAATTTCCATAAACTTCTCAACTTCCATTTGGCGCGTTCTCCTATCCTCAGGCACCGCTTCCTCTGGGTTAACTTTATATGCAAACTCCCCACGTAATTCATTCCCCGTAAACCTAACCCAATACTTAGCCCCATCCGGCCCGACTATATCTATAACCCTTTCCTCACTCCACTGCTCAAATATTATTTGGTTAAGTTTGCGCACACTATGTTCAAGGAAGTCCGCCATCATATCGCGCCTCTCATCTATCCTTATCATAGAAGCAGCACGAACTATCTCAGCCTCATGCGCAGTCCTACGACCCGAGGGCGCTTCAAACGCTCCCATCTGATTTCTCGAGAACCCCACTATCTCCCTAATATCCTCTCTTATTTCACGGGATGCACTAATCAAGTCAGGGGGAACGTGGCTCTGGAATAATTGAACCGCCTTCCTTATATCCCCACTTGCCCCCGCATCAATCCCAACCGCCGCCTTGGGGTCACCATCAAGTAACTTAGCCATCTCTTCTTTCCTTACCATACCCTTATCATAGAGTACTTTAAGTAAGGCAACCCGCCTGTGTGCACGAGCCATTGTACGAACATCATTAATCTCAAGCTGCTGTACTTCTATCATACGAGCATCCGGCGCCCACCAGAAATAATCAGGGTCATCATTAAATCCAAGCACTCCTGCCGGCAACCCTTCCACTTGTAAATAATCTATTTCATTCCGGACAAACTTGTCATGGTCAAAACTTAGCGTAAACACCCGCCCCGTTCGTTGGTCATGAATTTCCCACAGCTCTACCCACTCTGCAGCTTCATCCATTTCGTGCCGATGCATACCTTGATTTGCTGGTTTACTTTCATTACTTGAGTCCAACTTCGTTTTGAATACCCCTTTCATCCCACCTGTATTAGAATACTTCGGGTCTTCTTTAATGTCTTTAAGGGCGCGCATCTTCCTCATTGCATACCACGGTGCTTCCTCCCAAGAGGCCGTTCCCCATGGCACGATGAAGTCGGCAGGGTTACAACGCATCATCCAAGGCATCCCAGGTTTTACATTTAAGTTATACTCAATCTTTTGCCCCTTCTTATCGAATGAGGTAAGGGAAGCGTCTTCAAATTCCTCACTTAAGAAGCTTGGGTTAAATCCCCATTCACTATCATATCCATATATCATGGGCCCACGACCACATAGATAACAATCCAAGGCTGACATCTTAAGTTCCCTTTTTAACTGCAGTTCCCCAATAAGGTAGTTATCTATCCTCTCTAACATCCACGCGTGGGGCGCGTATCCAGGAAGCCTGGGATATACACTTACCCTTGGATTACGGAAATATATCTGGGGTATCATACTACGCCCGATGGCATATATAATATTAACCGGAACAACACCCTTCCCCCAATAACCACGATACATGGTTTTATAGCGTTCCCAGTCCTTGGACTTCCCATATATACTACGGTATCTAACTCCCGCCTTAATTTGCGCCTTCCATTCGTCTAAGGGTTTTCTAGCCTGAAACTCTGTCATAACTACACTCCCTTAATCTTTGTTTTCTTTCTTCCTCATTCGCTGGGGGAGTATATCCCCTCTTCTTTAATGAGGCCCACTTGGTATTAAGCACCCTTTCGTTACTTATACTCTTACCTTTCCCAGAACCATGCACCCCTACTCTAGCCACGTAATGCCTCCGTGAATTGACTTACCTTAGCTTTCTTCTTAGCCTTAAGAAGCGCCTTTGCTTTCTTTATCATTTCCTCTCTACTTAGCTCGCCCACGATAACCTCCACTCATATGTTCAACTTTTGAATTTACGCCCAATCCTCAAACGGCACTACATTTTCCTCAGGATATGTATGTTCCGAGTCCTCATATATATGCTTAGGCGGGAGAGGATTATTAAATAAATCCACATTCTTATTCTTATTCCAGATACTTTCAAGAAACTCATCAATCGTTCCCACGGATATAAAATCGTTCCTATCTCCCTTTCCCCCAACTGGTTTCGCAATTCCAGGTCTAGCAATCTGTACTTGATACGAAGCAGCATCCAATATATCTTTGGTGATTGAATTATTGTTAGGTGCATATTCAAGAAACTCCTCAATAAAGTCTTTATGTTCCCTCTTCACGTGTATGGCGAGGTTTGATGCCAGCGGCTCAAGTCCACGTATTCTTATTTCCTTACTTTCATGCCCCTCTGGTTTAATGCCCCTTATACTCATTCTTGGAATTTCACCCTTATCCATAGCCTGCTGGGCAAAGTGTCGTAGCGCTTTCTGGAAATATATTTCCTCCACCCCAATATACTCAGGCGCGAATAAGCGCCAATGCTTAGCCATTATCTCAATAACCTCAGTTGGGTTAAACCTACCTACGTCATAATGGAGAACCCACATATGGTTACTTGGACACCATGCACACGTTAATACCACCGCACGTGATAAGTGGGCGCGTTTACTAGTCCCCCACCCAGCCAAGTCCACCGTTGTAAATATCCTACTCTCCTCAGGCACCTCACTCCTCTTATCATAATATTGGAGCCACTCAGGTTTGAATAACATATCCTCCGGGGACATGGGGAGATTCAAGTATTGCGTGGCATACATATATGGGCCTTGAGCACACTTAATCCTATCAAGTTGTTTGAGGGGGTACATTTCGGGCCACCTTGGTACTCGTTCCCCCTCCTCATTTTGTACTTCCGCTTTTACGTCAAGTATTTTATACTCAGGCTCATTTGCCCTTATATAATCAACCAAGTCATGCTTAGCCCACCGAGTACCCACGTTTATTAATGTAGTGTGCGGGCCTGGGACAAATAAGGAAAGTGCAAGTTTATGCCATCCTATGGCCTTGTCTATATCATCTTGGTCGGGCATAAGTTCCTTACCACTTAGGTCATCTTTCTTTGCATATATTAAGTCATCTTCTATTATAATATCATAGTGCCTGGATACTGCCGAGCCCCCAACTCCAGCCGCTTCAAATGTAGACTCCGTAAAATCCATATCCCGCTCAATGCATGCGGAAGCATCACTCCACTTAACTCGGTCGAAGTTTACGGGGATAACCTCGGGGAATAAGACTTGTAGCGCCTTCCCACGCTCATAAATTTTTTTAATATTGTTTAATATTTTCTGAGCATTCGTAACTACGTTTGATGCAATTAATACCCTTATATTTGGTCCGAGTTGATATAGGCGCGAATTCATACACTCATCATTCGGGAATTCCAGTCTCTCTTTCCTCGGTAAGCTTATCCATATTGGGTACGCTATACTTGATATACAAGTCTTAAGAAACCCACGGGGTAATGTTATTTGTTTCCTAGTACATGGGTCTTCGAGCATATGGCAAACCTCAACGTGAATATCATCCGTCAAGTCCATATATCCCATAACTGCGATGCAGAACGCGTGCAAACTACTTAGGCATCTCCTGCGTAATTCTAATCGTGCTGCTTCGCTCAGCTTTTCCATATTTATCATTCGTCATCACCCTATCCCACGCCTGTTGCATCTTCTGGTCTATTTCCACCGTTGTTGTTATTGTGTTTACCTTGGGCTTATATCCAATATATCCGAGGGCATCTACAATGGCGGATTTCCGTACTTGCTCACTCTCCGCACTTACTGCAAGATTAAGAAGTTCCTCAGCAAGTAGTTGTTTCTTTTCCTCAAACACTTGTTCCACAGGGTCGCCATGCACTACTCTGTCACTCTGTTTTTCAAGCACCGCGCGCCCAAGCTTCTCACTTTCTTCCCCGCGCCTTTCTTTATACATGGGGGAATTTTTTATAATACTTACTCGAGATGGGGTAATTCCAACCATCTCTGCTATTTCATTATTAGACTTCCCACTCAAATCCAGATATAAAATATTCATTATCTTTGGAGTTATTTGCTTGGGCTCAAGCTTAACCGAGCTGGGCGATTTTAAATAATGTGGTAATGGTAATGGCATAACTTTCCCCCTTGTTCTCACTTTCCTTGAATTAAGGAAAAGAGTAAAAAACGCCACTCGCTCCCTTTGCCTAACGTAAGCAGTAGAAGTAAATGGCGTTTTAGCTAAAACTTAAGAACCACTGAGGTCATGACTCCCAGCGTGGTAATATCTAGGTAGTAAGTTCAATTTTCCACTTTGGTAAAGTTTCAATTTACTACCATAGATATAAAAATTCTAGTTAGAGTATACCATATACTTTCAACTTTGTCAAGGGCGCAAGTTCAAATATATCTGACTATTTTATTCTTAATTTTAAGGGCGTAAAGGGGTATAGGGGGCGTTTTCTTCCTATATATGGGGCGGTGTACTTTGGGCGGTTAAAAGGGCAAAAGGGGGGCAAGGGCACATAAATTCAAGGGGTATATATAAGGGGCGCATAAGCGGTTAAGGGCGTTAAGAGTGCCCAAAAGTTAGTTATAAAAATTTGGGGGCTAGAAAAAAACAGGTGTTTATGTAATATTAAAACAGCCTTGGGGGGTGTATAGGGTGTTTTTTATAATGCTAGGGGTGTAAAGGTTTTTTATTCCAAGGCCACAAATTCAAGGCGTAAATTCAAGGGCGTAAATTCAAGGCGCGCGCCAAGTCTACGCCAAAGTGAAGGAGCCAAAGTCAAGGCCTAAAAACATATTTAATAAAAGACTTGACAAGTATATAATATTATGATATACTTAACATAGTAATAAACTGTTCATTGACATATACTGGGTAAAAGCGTAAAGCGAGGTAGTAACTATGATAAAATCCTTTACGGACACTGGTAAATATTCGGTTAAGGACACTGGCGAGGTCATAACATACGAGTATGAGTATATACAGTATACTAGTATTGATGGCCTTAGTGATGAAGATATAGCCAAGGTTATATCACTAGCCAATAGGCAAGCCAAGGTTGACGCCAATAACATAACAAGGGAAAAGACTAAGACCGCCAATGGGCATAGTGAAAGACCAGTATTAACAGAAGAACAGAAACTTGCTAACAAGGAAAGACGGCAAGTTGAAAAACAAGCCTTGAGTAAACTTAAAGGCCTAGATCCCGAGACCCTTGCTAAACTTGGGATTGTACTGTAAGCTAGCAAGTATTTATTAAACTATAACATACGCTTGATATCCTAGTATATGTCAACAATGACCCCTAGTATAAGGTTACTAGGGGTTTTTTGTTTTCTAGTTTACTATCAAGGTCGCGAAAGTTCCACTTCAACGCCCTAAGATTTATTTCGGGATATTCCCGTTTTTTGTTCTTAATTTTTTTTCTTTTTTTTTTTATTACCAAACAATGCCACACACAAATTAGATTACTCATAAATGTATAAATTCAAGGCCATAAATTTGGGGAAAACATTAACGCCCTTGTGGTAACTTAGGGGTATTTTTAACACAAGGCCATATATTTAATAGGGTTATATCAAAAATCCCTTGTGGAACTTGTGGCACTATATTGATACTCTTAACATATTTTATCATAAGTCCATATAAATAAAGGGGTATCAGTATGTTAGAAGTATAAAAAATTACCACAAAAACCCAATTTTATGTGGCACTCATTGGTAATGTTTAGCGGTCAATTCAATTTATAAATTCAACTTGGTAATAGTTAAAAATGCGGAAAGTTACCACAAAGTTTGTGGTATGCATTTATACCCTTAACTTATGTTAAGGGTTAAAAATTTGTAGATATAAATTGAACACACCCCTTGACATTGGTAATTAATTATGATATACTTAGAGTATGAATTTACAAATTCAAAAATCCATATCGGGCGCAAATTCAACCCCTTGGGCGCTATCTCAAAAGTTGAAAAAATCAAAAAATCAAAAATTGAACTTATGGCCTTGTATCAAAAAGGCTTGGGCGTTCCAAATAACAAAGGAGGACAATATGACAAAGACTAAGAAGTTCGGAGTTCTATGGAAGAGAGGGTGTATTGGAGAGTTGGACTTGGTAGAGGATATATATTTTGATAGTAAGGAAGAGGCTATCACATATATAGGAATTGAAACGATGAATATGTGTGTGGATGATATTGAGAATGTTAAGATAATTGGGAAGGTTGTAGAATTAGAAATGAATGACTGTGAAAGTATTGAGGAAGGAGCATAAATATGAATGCGGAAATATGTAAGAGATGCTTATATTATAGTTGTGGGGATTGTGTTAGCGACCAAGATGATATAGTCCCCATTTCTTCTGTTGTGCAATGCGGGGAAGCAGATAAGATAGTGGAAGAGGCTACTGCAAAAGATAAGGGTGAAGGGTTATGTAACTGCGGAGCGCCATCTGAAATATTCGGAGGCCTTTGTGGTAACTGCGGAGCTTCCTTGTATTATGGAGATGGTAGACCAGTTGGGATGACGGATGCGGAGTGGGTTAAAAAAACAGGTCGGGCGTAAGTTCAATATTTGAATTTATGAAAAAGGAGAATTATGAAAAAGACAATAAGATGGCGAATTAAACATGCTCAGCGTAAGATAAGTCAAGGGAGAAAGGTTAGCAAGTTTAAGAGAATGTTGATGATGTATAATAGAATGAAACAAGAGGAGATGAGAACAGGCGTAACTTTCGTGTTTAGGCATGGCGTGAAATCAGATAGTATGCATATTCCTGCTGGTTATATTAAAACTGGGATATAAAGGAGGTAGCTATGTTTACCATTCGGGCGAAAGCAAGGGCGATTTCCAATGACTCCAAATACCCATTATCCTTTCGGTTTAGATGTAGGATGATATCAATGGGTATGACAAAGCCAACTAATGAGGATAAGGCGATTATTATAGCAACAGCTCGGGAAATTGTAGAAGCTAAGGAGTATTTGTATTATGCCAATGGGTCAACCCTGTAAATATAATAAAGAATTCGTGTGCTACAAGTGGGGCGAGGAGTGCTTATATCCCGCCCTACTTGACTGCTTGAAAATCAATGTCCTCTCTCAAATTAGGGAGTTGGATAGGCTTAAGGCCACACGGATGGAGAAGCATACCACCGCAAGTATTAAGTGGAGGAATACCGCATTTTATTATAAAAAGAAAGCTAAGTATTTGGAAGCATTTTGCATCCACCATAAACTTGAGATACCACCATTTAGTGAACTTGCACGGATATTCTCGGATGTTAAGGCTAAGGAGAGTGTGGACTCTATATTTAAGGAAATACGGAAGACGAAAGTTGAGTTAATGAAGGGCGAATTACCAAAAAAGGAGGACAATTATGGTGAGGTACTTAGTGACGGGACGCTTCGCAGGGAGGAAGAAGGACTTCCTGATAACTCAGGAAGTAACGCCTGTGATGGCGGAGAGGGTGGGAAAGAGGCTTTACAAGAGGATGGGATTAGTTAAGGTTAATGTGGTGAGAGTAACTACGCATGCGAATGCAAGAACGGAGTATGATAATATAATGAAACTGGAAACATTATGTCATCACTTTAATCAGCAACATACTTGGACTTGGGCGGATGCGGAAACTGAGCTTAGGTGCTTCTTATGCAATACCCTTATTAAACTTGGGATTAATGTGAAAGAAGTGCTTGAGAAACTGGAAGCGGAATTAGTAGAAGAGGAGCATATGTATGGCCAATATTAAGAAAGGGGATATCCTTGAACTTGAGGTAATTGTACAGCAAGGGGAACAACTTGTCTATGGACATAATTCGGTGGATGAGGTGCATACTTGGATGGGGAAATCAGCACATGATACCTTTGGAACTACTCCGAGTTATAGGGTGGGCGCTGACCCCATAAATGAAGGGCGATTTTCCGCCTTCGCACTAACTGGCTTCATTAAGAAAAAACAAGCTAAGGTAAGTTGGGTGATTGGGGATGAAGTTGCCCTACAATATGATGATGGGGGATATGTAGTCCTTAATTTAAGTGAGGTTGAAGGGAAATGGCGCGTTATTAAAGAGGCCACTGCTTCTTACCAATCTTCAGTTGAACACCTTAGTGATGAAGAATTAAGAGCATCCATTGAACACCTGCGTTCTACTCGTACTCCCGGTGTTAACTCATATAAGAAGAAAGGGGTGAGTGAGCCCAAGGAAACTGTGGATAAGAATGACCCCATGGCTAAATTAGTAGCAAATATGACGCCTGAGCAGAAACAAGAACTTTATAAAAAACTGGGCTTGGTTTAATTAAAGGAGGACACAATGGACAGGGAAGAAAAAGTTGTATGCAAGAGAGGTACGGAATTTGCGGAGAAAACTTTTAATCGGAGTAAAGAGAATGCAGTTAAAGCTATCTTGGATAGTACGGAGTTCTTAGTTATATGTAGGACTAAGACAAACGGCCTAGCAACTATATCTACTGTATCCTCACCCCTTACGGCCATAGCGGTTAATGCTGCAATAGATGAGTGGAATAAGGAATTGGCAAAGGGGTTGTTGGAAGGTGTTATGGCAAGCTTGCTTGATAGTTTAAAGAAGGAGAAAACTAATGATGAGAAAGTTGACTGACTTAAATATTGTGGTTAAAATAATATCCCCCTCGGATAATATATATCAATGGAAAGCGGGGCTTAATGGGGGACTTGAATTCTATGTATGGAAAGGGACTTACTGTCCCACAGAAGAATATGCCAAGGCGGATTGGGAAGCCTTTGCTTCAATTAATAACTTAAAGTGGGAGTGGGCAGTAGCATGAATGGACAAGAAAAGTGGCGCTTTGACGGATGCAAGTTGCTTTGGCACATGGATAGGGTGCACCAATATTATAGGGATGGGAAGAGAATCGCCCCCATCCATATGGACATTGGGGCAACTAAGTTGTGTAATGCCAAATGCGTTTACTGTTATGGGATATATCAGGAGATGTCTAGGGACATTATACCTGCAGATATTTTAATTAGGTTGCTCTCCGATGCCCCTCATCTGGGTGTTAAATCACTTACGATAACTGGGGATGGTGAACCTACATTAAACCCTGCTTTGTATGATGCCGTTCAAGCTGGCTTTAAAGCGGGACTTGATATCGGGATTGCCACGAATGGGATTGCCCTAGACATCGCCAAACTTGCTATATTACTAGGCACCTGCACATGGCTTCGCTTTAATCTCTCAGGGTATGGGGAAGAGGGTTATAAGTCCATACACGGCGTCCCTCAGTGGGAGCGTGTGCAGGCAAATATTCTCCTCGCCTCGGAACTTAAGAAGGAGTATGGGTATAAGTGTACCATTGGGCTTCAGATGGTGCTTATACCCTCCGCCTTGCCCCACGTAATACCCATATCCAAGTTTGCAATTAAGAATGGGATTGACTACTTTGTAATTAAGCAATATAGTGACCCAGGTTGCTCCCTTATGAGTCAGTTTAACTTGGACTGGTATAATAATACTGAGGTGCTTAATACATTGTATGAAGCGGAACAAATGAGCACAGGCGGAACTAAAATTGTACCTAAGTGGGGGATGATAAAGTCCATGGGCGTTAGGCCATATGACCATTGCATGGACTGCCCCCTTATTTTTCAAGTAAGTGGGAATTCCAAGTGTTACCCATGTGGCTACCTCTTTAATAATGAGGAGTATTGTTATGGCGACCTCAAGAAACAAACCTTACAAGAAATAATTACCTCAAAAAGATACTGGGATATAATTGACAAGATGGCGAAATTTGACGTACATAAGGATTGTCATGGGAACTGTAGACATGACTTCACTAATGAGTTTATACACAATTATTTAAGAAAACCAGACCACATAAACTTTATATAAATGGATGCACCCCGAGCTTGTTCTCCTTAACTCCACTTGTTGTGGTTACCCTTGCCCAAGGGGGGCTTGGGGTGCGTTCTATAAATTCAATAATTGAACTTATGACCAAGGAAGGTGACGGATGAAACGGAAGAAGGTACTTATAATAAAATTGGGTCATTCGGAAACACTATGCCCAGAGATAAGTAGAACCTGCTCACTTGGTGATGTCCTCAGGTCTACAGTTATCCTAAATTACTTGAAAGAACATGAGGTAACTTGGCTTGTGGATGAAATGGCCATTCCCCTCCTACTTGATAACCCACATATTAACCGCATTCTCCCCTGGAACTTTGAAACCTCCCTCCAGTTATGTCATGAGCATTTCGACTGGGTCATTAATTTGGAGAAGGGCGCGGGGATTTGCGCCTTGGTGGAAGGGATGAACGTGTGGCAAAGGTCGGGCTTCCGTTTCAACCACACTACTGGAACCGCAGATGCCCACGTGGATACAGAACGGATACTCGCACTTACCTTGAATAAGAAGGATAATCATAAGGTGTGGCAGGAATACTTAGCCCAGTTAATTAGGAAGAAATGGAAACATAATCACCGATATATAATTCCAAAAAGGAGAGTGGCGTGTGAAAACAAGATTGGACTTAACTTCAAGGTGGGTACAAAATGGGCAAATAAAGGGTGGCCAATCGGACATTGGCATGAGCTCGCACAAGTCCTTGAAAATAAAAAATATAAAGTATCCTGGCAAGAAGGGTTCGACTCTCTTAATAAGTATATGGACTGGGTTGCTTCTTGCAGTTACATTATTACCACTGATAGTCTTGGCTTACATTTGGCTCTCGGTTTTGGTAAACGGGTGATTGGGATATTCGGGCCTTCCCCGTGGAAGGAAGTTTATATGTATGGGCTTGGGGAAATAATTACCCCACCATCTCAAATAAAGTGCGCCCCATGTTTTATGGATTCTTGTGAGCGTAATAATGAATGTATGTATAATATATCCCCAAGTAAAGTGCTTAAAAAAGTGGAGGAGTTATGGCCAAGAAAATAATATGTAAGAGGTGTGGGGATTGTTGTCATACCCAATTTGAACTATTTCTCCTAAACCTACCCGATATGCAACAAACACGTACTCTTATTAGGGATGCGGTTGAGAAGGGATTCAAGCTTAAATTTAAATCGGTTGAGGATATAAGTGTTACTGTGTATGGGGAATGTAAATATTATGATAAGAAAGATAAGAAATGCCTAAGTTATAAAAAGAGGCCAGAGAGGTGTCAGTTGTATTATTGTGGGAGGTATACTGAATGAAAAGGAAATATACGAAGGAAGAGTTGATTAAGTTTGAGCATTATATTTCCAACTTATTTGAGCTTGGTAAAATAAATGTCCCAATCCATTTAAGTGGTGGGAATGAAGAAGCCTTAATAACAATATTCAAGGGGGTACAAGATGCAGATTATGTATTTTCTGGCCATCGTAATCATTATCATTACTTGCTTAAAGGCGGAAGCCCTCATAAACTTGTTGAAGAACTTCTGGGTAGTAAGGGGGGAGTTAACCACGGAGCAGGTAGAAGTATGCATATATTTGAACCGAGGATTAATTTTTATACAAGTGGCATTGTCGGTGGCGTGTGCGCTCCTGCTGTTGGTGTGGGTCTTAGTTTAAAGAAACTTAAGTCAAAGGCTCACGTGTGGTGTTTTGTTGGGGATGGTGGGGAAGACACTGGCGCGTTTATGGAGGCAGTACGTTTCTCCGTTGCCCGTGTGCTTCCGATTACATTCGTGGTTGAGGATAATGACCTCGCGGTGGAATCAAGTAAAAAAGATAGATGGCATAATTACCCCATGTTCAACTCACCCAATATTCTGAGGTATGAATATAAAAGAGCGTGGCCTCATGTGGGAGTTGGGAAGCATGTTAGTATGTAAACTGGGAGGCACACAATGAATGAAGACTTGAAATGGGCGATAGGCATTAGCAAGGCAACCGCAGAAGAAAACCTCTGCTCTGTTTGTTTACAGCGAGGGGCATTAGACGCAGAAGATGTGGGGGCATTACAACTCCTCATCACAACAGCCGAACAAGTCCTTGAGGCAGGGGAAAATCTCCCTTACCAAGACACGGGTAATCCTGCGAGGGATAGTGAGCATAATAGCGTTGTAGACCTCTGCCTCCCTATCCACGCTAAAGTTAAACAAGAACTTGCCGAGCTAAAGGCGTTAATTGAGAGTGCTAAGGAGGAGTTGCCAGAGAAGAAAGAATACACAGATTTAGTGGGAATGATGACCTCTGACGATAAAATGGACAGGGTAATAGCTAATGATGTGTCGAGTGTAAGAACAGGTTATGATATGTGCAGGGCTATCTGCCTACCCATACTGGCTAAAAAGAATTTGAGGATTAGGAAGTTGGAGGAAGAACTTTCAAGAATGTAAGGAGGTCAAATGAGCCAAGAGATTAAAAGAGAATACATAATGCGATACGGCGGTGGCTCTACTGCTGAAGATATGTGGTATGACGAAGAAGTTATTGTTGTTAAAGAAGGCGATGTCTGTCCTGAATGCGGTAAGGGTAAAATGAAGGTCAGCAAGAACAAAAAACTATATTGTTCTGAAATATGTTGGGAGGAACACTATGAGCCAAGACAGTACAACACCTATAGAAGATTATATGGTAAAGGACTATGAAATAGGCAATCAAATAAACTGCGATGTTTGCGGTGGGTATTGGCAGAAGGGGTTTGCTACTGAAAGTTCTTGGGGGTTTGGTGAGGTTTCTATTTGTTCCAAGTGTATACCGAAGTTTATGAAGTGGGCGATAGAGAAATATAAGCAGGAGGTTCCAAATGAGCCAAGAAGCATTGATATACATACTGATTAGCATAACCACAGGCGGTTTCTGGAGTTTCTTTTTATTTTGGTGTTTGTGGTTTTCCAATCCTAAATGCAAACATATTAACAAAGAGAAACTGAACCTCGGAGTTATAGACAATACGATAAACGTGAAGTTTAACGAAACAGACATTCCCACAACTTATTTGTGCAATAGGTTTGAAGTGTATCTATGTCACGAATGCGGGTGTGTGGTGTTTAAGGAGGAACTATGAGCCAAGACAAGAGTAAATACCGAAAGAAACCAGTAGTGATTGATGCTATTTTATGGACAGGGAAAAACTTTGAAGAATGTTCTAATTTTATTACTGATAAAAACTATAGAAGAATAGACAGACTTACTGGAAAATTAAGAATTAAGACACTTGAGGGAACAATGCTTGCAGATGTAGGTGATTATATTATCAAAGGCGTTAAGGGCGAGTTCTATCCTTGCAAGCCCGATATATTTGAGATGACATACGAACCTGCTGATACTCCTGCCGACTGCGAGGGTGAGAAGGGAGGGCAAATGAGCCAAGACAAGGAGAGCAGATATGATAACAGGTAAAAAACAAAAGGGGTCAGGGTCGAGGTCGTGGTCTTATTAAACCAAAAACAAAAAGGAGAAACCAAAATGAAAGTATTAAAGGAGGAGAAATGAACCCAAAAGAGACTAACCTTAAGCTTATCAATACAAATCTTCGAAGATACACATTTGAATCCCCGAAAATAAAAAATTGGGTAGAATCTGTTTGTGGGGGAAAGGTATTAAATTTATTTGCTGGGAAAACTTTCTTGAATTTAGATGAGTTTAGGGTAGATATTGACACTTCAGCATTTGCTCACATTCATATTGATGCATATTCTTATATTAGTAATTGCGATAAAAGATATGATACTGTTATTCTTGACCCGCCTTATGCATATAGAAAGGCTATGGAGATGTATTGTGGGAATTACACAAGTAAGTTTAAGCTTATTGCAGATGAAATTAAAAGATTACAAATTCCAAAAGTTGTGTCTTTCGGATATCATTCTACTTTTATGGGGAAAGTTAGGGGGTACACATTGAGTGAACTTTGTGTTTTTGCTCACGGGGGAGCACAACATTGTACTATTGGGATTGTTGAATTGAAGGAGGTCTAATGAGCCAAGACAAGATAAACGAGTGTCCTAAATGCGGTAATCTGTTACAGAAGGAGGGGTGTATAGTGTGTAAAATGAGCCAAGACAAGACTAAATACCGAGAAGAAGCAGAGGGGTTGTTGGGTTTCGCTGGCTTAAAAGAGCGTGGTGGTTGGATACCTCTTGAAAAAGCCATCGAAATCCTCGCAAAAGTGTTGGAGGATAAATCCGACTGCGAGGGTGATAAGGGAGGTTCCAAATGAGCCAAGACAAAAGTAAATACCGAGAAGAAGCGGAGAGGTTGTTACCTAAAAGCCCGTGGGACACCGAATCAGGAAACGAGTGGGTTCGTAATCGGGAAATAGGATTTACTTGTGCAAGAAACAAAGCCATCGAAGTC